TGTTGTTCAAGGTAAAGAAAGGGGTTGCTTCCGGTATAGCCCCGGGCGCATAAAAAAAACGACTGCAGGGCCTGGACGAGGGAGCCTCTTTTTCCGAGGCCGCCCTTTCCTGGTACGAAGAGAAAAAGCCTACATGGTCCGAAACCCATGCTGCACGGCTGAAACGTTATCTCGAAATTGATCTGTTCCCTTCCATCGGCCGACGGTCTATCTCAAGCATCCAGTCCAGTGAACTCGAAATCGAACTGAAACGCATTGCCATCCGGTCACCGGAGACCGCGGCCAAGGTCAAAACGGCCTGCCACGGGATCTGGAATCATGCCATTCGCAAAGGATGGACACAGGCCGACCCTCTGGCCGTTCTTCAAGGTATTCTCCCTCCCGTTCACCACAAGCACATGGCGGCGCTGACGGATCCTCGTGCCGTCGGTGCCCTGATGAGGGCCATAGATGGCTTTGACGGGCACTTCGTAACCAAGTGCGCCCTTCGCCTTGCCCCTCTCGTCTTCGTGCGTCCTGGAGAGCTACGGAAGGCAGAATGGACTGAAATTGATTTGAAGCGGGCGAAATGGAACATCCCCGCCGAGAAAATGAAGATGCGGGAGCCACACCTGGTCCCTCTCGCCCGCCAGGCGGTGGAGGTATTTGACGCGATTCAGCCATTAACCGGCCGGGGGAAGTATGTGTTCCCGTGCAGGCGGTCAGAAAATCAACCCATGTCGAATATGGCAATCAATGCGGCTCTGCGTCGGATGGGGTATAGCAAAGAGGAAATTACCGGTCACGGCTTCCGGGCCATGGCAAGGACGTTGCTGCAGGAGGTGCTGAGGTTTTCACCTGACGCCATTGAAGCACAGCTTGCCCATGTTGTTCCGGACCGGCTGGGGAGAGCCTACAACCGGACCACCCACCTTGAGGAACGCACCCGGATGATGCAGGCCTGGGCGGATTATCTGGATGGCCTCAAGGCAGAGAAAGCATAGCCTTCCCTATTCAGTGGTGCTCTCGTCAGTGCTGGCTTCGTCGGAAACCCCGTTCGAATTGATGGCATTGGATTCCTTGCCGGGCCACCCAGTAGAGAAATCATAGGCGTCGACGGCGGCCACCGTGGCGAGGGCCGAAATGGCCTCGGAGTGGGTTTTTTCTGCGGTGAAACAGGCTTCCACATGATCACTGACCGCTGCCGCCAGAGATTCAATCGCGTCGGCATCGAGCTGAGTCCACCCATTGGTGCCTTTCCAGTTGACCGTCGTCCCGGCGGCCTGCCGACAGCGGCACCAGGCTCCAGTAAGCAGAGCCTGGCTGTCCCGGTCGGTCGCCACGGCAACGCCGTCCACGGTGATCCCGCCGGTTTCCACCGCGTAGCGTTTGTCGGCCAGAGCCGTCAATTTAGAGACGAGGGCATCAGAGAGAGTTGTCTCATCTGGTTTAAAGATAAGGAAATTCCCAGATACCAGATTCTGTTCTTCAATCAGAACCATCCCGACAGATTTTTGCTCAGCGAGGATGCTCTCCCGTTCAACTTCCGTCCTGTATTCTTTGGTGTCCATTCTTCCCTCGCAGTTTTATAGCGAATATTCGGTTGAGGAAATTTCGAAAAATGAACATATTACTATATTATTGACATTAGAGCTCTTAATTTTAAGAACGATAACGTCACCACGCTGAAGATTAGATATATCCTCTGTATATGTTGCAGGATCATCGTCCGACCTGCTTCTCTCGATGCCAATTGGAGTATCCACCCCTGCCCTTCGGAGGTACAGTCTTCCATATGATGTATAGCTCGAATTACTGCATCCCAAATCAAAAGAGAAACGAAACGAACCATAATTGGGACCAAGTTCAAAGAAAGCGGCATCAATATAAGATGTGCTCTTTGTAATGCTGTTGGTTATGCTGTTATATTGTTTCAGAGGCCGCTGCAGGGAGTACGTAGATCCGGCTGTATGGAATTTATTCAACGTTGCCGGAACGGCAATATCGGCGCTGCCGTCAAAAGATACACTTCCAGTGATTTCACCTGTAAGAGAAATAGTTCGTGCCGTCGTCAGTTTATCTGCCTTTGGGGCGCTCGTCCCAACTTTCCAGGTTCCATCCGCCGCGTCGTAAACGAGAATGTTCCCCGCTGCCGGGGACTGGATATCCGTATCCAGGAGGCTGCCGGCCGTGACCCCGTGCGGGTTATCTGTTCTTCCTGCGTGGGCCTCCAGATTCGCCTGAACCGCAGTGGCCGACCCTACCGGATCGGCTCCGGCCTGGGCAGCCGTAACGCCGTGAGGGTTGTCTGTACGGTCTGCATGAACGCTGACTGCTGCCGCCAATCCCGCCGAAGTCACCGCTTTTTCCGTATCCTCCCCGGCCACGGCCTCCTCTTCGGTGGCCAGTTCCACATGCCCCACTTCTGTTTCCGAGGCGGCCACGGCAGCATGCTCACTCACGTAGTAGTAGACTGCCGCCGACACCCCGGCCGGGGTCGTGGCCTTTCCGGCCTCGGTACCCGTCACGGTCTCGGCATTGGTCGCCAGTTTCACATGACCGGTCACAGTGGTCGTAGCCGCCAGGGCTGTGTGGGCGTCCAGTTCCGTCTGCGTGATGAGCCTCTTGAAGGTCAGGACTGTCGTGCCCAGGGCGATGGGCGCATCCGTGGTGCACAGCCAGACCGAATCGGCGTTCTCGGTGCCCTCCTCCACGGCCACGGTGAAATTGGCCGTCACCTCCAGGGCGTTGTCGGCATCAGGGGCCCTGACCCAGATCCCGTCGGCACCGGTCCCCAGGGTCTCCACTGCATAGAGACCGTTTGCGGAGCCGTCGGCCTGATCCTTGACGAACACCCGGTCCCCTACCGCCAGAGTGATGCCGTCCAGAGTATCGGGGGCGCCGGCGGCCAGATCCGCGATGCTCCCCGTGGTGGCGGCCCGGGCCGACTCCCTCCAGTCGCGGCTGTCCACGTACTCTTTCGTGGCCATGACCAAGCTCGGGTCGATCTCCTGGATGACTGTCGCGGCGTTGCTGATCTCCAGGATCATCCGGACATAGAGATCCTTCTCCGAGCCGCTGCCCGGGGCCGGCTTGGTGGTCAACGGGTACTTGGCCGCGGCCAACAGGTTGCCGGAGCTGTCGAAGATCCCGGCCTCGCGGATGTCGAATCCGCCGGCAGAGGCGGGGATGATGGCCTCGATCACGGCCCAGTCCGCGTTGTTGGGGTGGACATAGATCCGGTTGATAGACCCCCGCCAGACCTCGTTGACCAGGGAAACCTGGGTCGGGAGAGGGTCGAAGTAGGCCCCACCGCCATCCCCCACCGCGAACTCGGCGAAGTCCAGCGCCGTTTCCGCGGCGGTGGCGGCGGCGTAGGCCACCAGCCCTTTGTTGGTCAGAATCGCGTAGAATTCAGCCATGTCTCATCCCTTCATTGGGTTTATGGGGCCGGGTACACGGTGATGATTTCGCTCGATTGCAGCCCGCAGCCGATCACCGGGACCGCTCCGGAGACAGCCAGGTTGTACTCCAGCAGATCCAGCCAGCTCCGCACATTTTTGAACCGCTCGATGGTTTTGAGCAGCTTCGCCTCAAGTTCGCCCGACACCGCTTCGCCCTCGATATCGATCCCGACCTTGAAATAGCCCGGATCGCCGCCGTATTCGAACCATTCCGTCACCGTGGCGTTGGGCGCCCCGGTGATGACCAGAGCCCGTTCCACGGCCCAGGGACTTCCCTTGTGGCGGTGCAGACGGATGCTTTCGGCGATGACGTCCCGCTTGATCCCTGCCGACCAGGTCGGATCCCAATGGTCCACGGAAAGCGCCCAGGCCAGCCACGGAAGCAGTGCCTCGGGGCAGGTCCGGGGATTCCACAGCGTGCCCAGGGACACCGGTACGGCTTCGATCCTGGCGGCGGTGGCCGCTTCCAGGGCGGTCTCCTGATCCGTGGCGTTGGGCGGCAGCAGACGGTCACTCATCGGTCCCCCCCACGGTCACGGCCACGCTGGTGCAGTAGGAGGCCTCGTTGGCCGCGATGACGAGATCCGCTGTTGGGCTGGCCAGGATCACCTTCTGCACGCCTGCCTGATGCAGGGCCGCGTAGAGCCCGGACAGCGTGATGTCGTGCCCCAGCAGATGGTGGTCGGACGCATACTGCGTCACGGCTTCCTCGGCGGCCTGCCGCACGGTTTCCGCGTCCGGCCCCTCGTACAGGGTCAGATCCGCCACGATGGCATAGGGGACGATGGTGGCCGCCTGTACCGTCACCTGGTCGGTCAGGGGCCGCACGTCCCGGGTATTGAGCGCCGCATCCACGGTGGAGAGCAGATCCGCGTCCGGAGTTCCGTCCCCCGCGGAAGAGAGCACGGTCACCACCACATGGCAGGCGGCCGGGCTGGAGACGTCCACATCCCGCACATCGGCCGAGGCAGATACGGCCCAGAACTCATAGGATCCCGTCGGCCCGGCGGTGGTCTGTCCTTCCGGGGCCAGCTGCACCCGGTAACGCAGGCGGGCATCCGTTTCATAGGTCGGATCCACCGGGGGAACGGCATCCGGGTCCCCCTCGTCCACCACCAGCCGCCCGACCTCCTGCAGAGCGGCCAGGTTGTCGAGATCGGTCCCCGTGGCGTAGGCCAGCATCACCGCCTTGGCCGCGTCATTCACCCGCTGCCGGAGCGTCACCTCGCGGTAAGCGGCCGTCTCCAGCACCTTGTAGACCGGATCCGATTCCAGATCGGCGTCAAAATCCGGGTACCGTTCCTTGTAATCGGCCACCAGCGCCTCCAGGATCGTTTCGAAATCCAGTTCCTCGACCACGGCGGGCGCCGGCAACTGGGACAGATCAATCACGCTGCTGCTCATAAGAGACCCTCCAGGGTGACGGGGGACCCGTCGGGCAGGTAGGTCCCGTACAGATCAATCACCGGCCAGCCCTCGTCGGTGATCCCGGAGATGGACACCTGGTCCAGTTGGATCCGCGGCTCCCATCGGTCCAGGGCCTCGGCGGTGTAAGCGTAGGCGTCGGCCATCCAGGTGGCGTTGACGGGCCGGTCGACCAGTTCGAACAGGCGGCTGCCATAGTCCCGGCGCATCACCCGGCTCCCGATCGGCGTGGTCAGGATGTCGCGGATCGACTGGCGCAGATGTTCCAGGCCGCTCAGGGCCTTTCCGTTTTCGGCATTGACGCCTTCCATCCCCTTCTCCTACGTTTTCGGGATCTCCCCCTGCAGTTCACAGAGATAGCCGTTGCCGGGAGTGTAGACATGGGTCACATGGGTCAAGGACCAGGAACCGTTCGCTCCTCCCCGGATTCCGGAGAGGACCAGGGTGGCCTCGGCGGCCAGGCGTGGATCCCCGCCGCACGTGGCGGAAAGGGTCCCCGTGCCCCGGTCCAGGGATGCCAGCTTGGCCTTGGCCGCGGCCGCCGCCTCGGACGCGCTGCCGAACCGGCCGCGCAGCACGTAGACCGGATTCCCGTCTCCCATGGTCACCGTCCGGGGCTGCCCCGTGCCTGAAACGTCATGCCATTCGGCGGTGACCGAACTGTAACGGCCCCGGTCCGGAAAGGTCACGTCCCAGCGGGACAGATCCCCCCGGGTCAGAGAGACGCTGGGCAGGCTTTTCCCGGTGACGCTCTTGCCCTGGCCCGCCGGGACGAACAGCAGCCGCCCTCCGGCAGGCTTGGCGATGGCCCCGCGGGGCTTGGCCAGCCGGGTCAGCAGGTGCAGATCCGACTCTTCAGTCTGATCGACATGGCCCAGGGATACCCCGGCCAGGGATTCGGCCACAGCGGCCTTGTAGCCATGCTCGGAGGCGATGGTTTTGACCAAGGCCCCGAGGGTGACGCCGTCCCAGGACCGCGTCTTCGGGCTCTTCATCCCCTGGCGCAGATCCGCGGCCCGGCCCCGGATCGTCAGGGTGTCCGGCGGTCCGGAGATCTGTGTTTCGTCCACCACGAAGCGGCCCAGGAAGGCCATTCCGGTCGCTTTGTAGCCCAGGTAAACCTGGAGTTCGGCCCCCTTGCGCGGCAAGGCGATGAGATTGTCCCGATCGTCCAGCCGGATCGAGACCGCGTCCGAGTCCTGTCCGGCCTCGTCGGTCACCCGCAGCTCCATCAGACGGTCGCGGATTTTGGCGGTGATGTCCTGGCTGTCAGCCAGGATCTTGAATTCAGGCGTCATGTCAGTCCCACAGCCTCACAACAGGGGTTTCCTCCGTGGCATCGAGATCCGGCAGGATAAGGACCACCCCGGCGGACAGTTTCGGACCGAGATCCGCGAGCCCCGGATTGGCCGCCAGGACCGCTTCAACGGCTCCTGATTGGTAGCCGTAATGTTTCCAGCAGATCCAGTCGAGCATATCGCCGTCCCTGGTACGGTATCGGGTCATCAGCCATCCTCCCCGTAGCGGCCCAGTCCCAGGCGGAATTCCTGTTTACGGGGAGTGCCGTCGCCGTGGAACAGCGTCTGGGTCTCCTCGATCCGGAGGATGCAGAATTTCCCCCACACTTTTCCGGTGCCGTCGGTCAGCATCAGCGGTTCCCCCTGGCCGGCCAGGCTCCGCATGGCTTCGATTTGTTCAAGGCCGCCCCGGTAGTACGGATAGATGGCCCCCTCCAGCTCGATGGTCTCGTCTCCGATGCCGGTGAATTGCCGGGCCGGCCGGCGGCCCGCCCGGTCCTGGACAGGCCAGCGGTATTCCACGGCCCGGCGCAGTTGCTGGTAGGCGGCCGTGGACAGGGAGAATCGGAAATTCCCCAGGGTCATCAGAACGCTCGGACGCGGTAGATGGGAGGTCATCAGTCGAAATCCTCCCCGTCGTAAAGGGCTCCCCGCTGCCGGGCCTGGGCCAGGGATTCACGCTCACGAAGCTTGCGGTCCACGGCGTTGGCCACATCCTCCGCGTTCATTCCTTGCGCTGCATGCACGGTGATCGGAGCGTTGACCATGGTGGTGTTTCCAGTTCCGGCCAAGGCCAGGGTGCGATGCGGGGCCGCACCGGCCATGGCCGCCTCCACCTCGGAGGCGGAACCGAAATCGGCGCCGATACCCATTCCGGAGATGGCGGAGCCGATAGAGGAGATCACCTCCCAGAGCTTTCCGAAAAACTCCTCGATTGGCTTCCAGTAAGTGATCACCAGACCGGCGCCGATCACCAGGGCACTGATCAAGGCCCCCACGGGATTGGTTGTGACCGCCGTTCTGACGGCGACCAAAGCGGTGTTCCACAACCAGGAAGCGCCCGTCACCACACCAATCTTGGCGGCCAACAGCCCCAGGCCGAGAGCAATGCCGGCAATGAACCTGCCGATACCGGGATGATCCTCGATCAGGGTCCCCACCCATCCAGCGAATTGTGTCAAGGGATCCAGAACCGCGTTGACGGCCGGCAGCAGCGTCCCGGCGAACGCCATTCCGATCAGGTGAATGTTTTCCCAGAACCTTTTGATCTTGCCTTCTGAACCCTCCAGAAATTTTTTGTAGTTTTCGTCCACAATGCCCTTGGAACCCTTGGCGACGTCCTCCTGGGCGGCCCGCAGCTTGTCCATCTGCTTCCCCAGCAGGATCACGGCCCGCAGGCCTTCGTCGCCGAATGCCTTCTGTAGACGGTCATTGGTGTCCTGGTCCAGGTCGTTGAACCCGCCGATGGCGTCGGAGAGATTCTGCAGCGTGGCGATAAAGTCGAGCCCGCCCTTTGAATCGTGGGCGATATCGATATCGAACTCTTTGGAAGCCTTCGAGAGCTGGCGGAAACTGGCGGACAGGGAGGTCCCGGCCCGGCCCCCCTGGAGGCCGGCCGAGTTGAGGGCGCCGATCAGGGTGACCCCCTGTTCTAGATTCACGTTGTACTGGGACAAGGCGGGAGAGGCCTCTTTCATGGATTCCCCGAGTTGTCCGAAATCCCGGATCTGGAACTTGAACTGCGTCTTGGTCAACAGCTCTCCGACACGCTCCAGTCGCTGGATGCTGTTCCCCTCCAGGGATCTCCCTAGGTTGTTGAAGACCGTGGCGACCACCTCGCCGACCTGTTCGGAAGCCCCATCGGTGACCTTCGCCACCTTGGCCACCACCTCGGACCCGAGGCGGGAGGTTTGCGCGTCGAGCCCGGCTGAGTTCAGGGCGTACTCGATATCGAGGACCTCGGTTTCGCTGGACAGGCTTTTCCGTGCAAACGCCAGAGCGTGCCGGCGCGATTTGGCCACGGCCTCCCCGACGTCCTTGGCGTTGGCGACCGTGGACAGCCGGATGCCGGCGGACTCGAATCCGGCTTCGGAGCCGATGAGATGCCCCAGACCGTAGGCCGCCCCGGCAAACCCCAGGAGGCCACCCCGCAGGTTCATCAATTGCTTCTTGGCTGCGTCCCGTTTGGCGATCGCCGCCTGCAGTTTGGCATGCCGGGCCTGGGTCTTTTCCAGGGCTTCGCCCAGGCGGGTGTACTGGCGGGCGTAATCCCCGACCGATATCCCCGCCTTTTCCATCGCCTGCCGGCTTTTGCGCAACTGCTCCCGCTGGCGCTCCAGGGCCTCACCCAGCTTGACGGCCCGGGTCTGCGTTCTTTCCAGAGCCCTGGCCGTTCCCTCGTCGGAAGGGTCCTTGCGCAGGGCCGCCTTGAGCTGCGATACCTCTCTTTGGGTGGCGCCGAGTTTGAGGCGGGCTTTCTCCAGGGCGGCCTGATCTTCCTCGAAGCGTTCGATCAGGCCTCTTTCACGGGAAAGCTGTTTGATGGAATCTCCCAGGGTGGTAAGATGACCACGTGCCTTCCCGATGGTGGTAGCGAAACCACCGGACATCGTGGCGCCGATCAACACTCCGAGAGATAAGGACTTTTCCATGAGGTTTTCCCCAAGCGATCTTTGTGTCTGCGGCCTGTGGGCCGGCGGCTCCGTTTGGGCCTTTTTCTATCTCGATACCGATGTGGTGACAGCCGCCATCCTCGGTCTGATCATGGCGGCTCTTCTCTCCCTGCCCTTCTCCCTCGCCGGCGGGGCGCTGGCCGGGCTCATCCAAGCGTGGCGTGAACGAGATTTCTCCAGGACTGTTCCCACGCCGCGAGTTCCCCGGCGCTGAGATCCAGCAGCTCGGCCCGGCTCCAGCCCGTGGCATGCGCCACGCACAACACCAGCTGCCGGGCCGATTCAGGCGTCAGGATAAAAAACCCTTGTAGGCTTCCTGCAGACGCGCATAGTCCCTCATCCCCAGATCCTCGATCACGGCCGGCTCGACCTCGCAGAGCGCGGCGAACATGGTGATTTCCCGCTCCGCGTCGGTTTTTCCGGCCTTTTCCGCCAACAGCATGTCGCGGACCTTGGGTTCCCGCATGTTCAACTTCCTGATCTCCACCCCGCAGCTTTTGACCGTGGAATTGAGAACAATTTCAGTCATGATTCAACCTTCCTTTCGTGGCTTATGGACCGTCAGATCCCCAGGGCGTCGCGCTGGGCCGCCAGCTGGTCGGTGCCGCCGATCTTGCGGACCATGTTTTCGATGTCGATCTCGATCAGTTCGTCGTTGTCGATGGTCATCTTGTAGTAGCGGCAGCCCACCGAGAACTTGAGCGGCATCTTTCCCGCGGTCTTCCAGGTGCCGGGATCCAGTTCCTTCCAGGCGCCGCGCAGGTTGATGACCACGGGCACCACGCCGTCGTCCCCCTCGATGGCGCCGCGCAGCGTCAACTGCTTCACGGCGTCGGTGGTCAGCCCGAACAGTTTGATCACCTCGGCCGAGTACTCGGCCAAAGTTCCCTGCAGTTCCAGCTTTTCCATGCCCATGTCGAGCTCGATGGGGGCGTCCATGCCCCCGGCCCGGTGCTCTTCCGTCTTGAGGGTCAACTTGGGAGGCGTGACTTCGTCGCACCGCCCGGCGTAGCCGCGGCCGTCGACGAACAGGGCGAAATTCTTCAATACCTTTAGAATCATGGAATCCTCCAATGGCGGCCGGGCCGCCTGGAACGGTTATTCGTCGCTGCCGAAAATGGACTCGCCGGGGTAGGCGTTGTTGATCATGGCCCGGAACTTCACATGCTCGGCCACCCCGTAACGTCCGTAGTCGAAATCGAAATAGACCTGGCCACCGTCCATGACCTCCGCCGTGTTGAGCTCGGGGTCGGCCCAGCAGCGGCCGCCGCTGATCGCTCCCTTGGCCGCCAAGGTGGCCAGGTAGGCGTTGACCCCTTCGCTGACATCCTCGACGTAGGTCTTGGTGATGTTGCGGTCCACGGCCCAGAGGTGGGCCTGCAGCAGGCTCTCCAGAATCATGTCGTGGGTGCGGACATGGGACAGGAAGGCCCAGAGAGGATCGGAGGAAAGGGTGCGGTTGCCCCAGAGACGGTAGCCGTCCTGGCGGATGATGGTGGCCACGTTCTGCTCGTTGAGCAGGTTGGCCCGGCAGTTGGCGTCGCCGAAGGTGAAATCCACCGGCCGGGTGGTGCCGACGATGCCGGAAATCTCCCGGTTGGACGGGCTCCACCAGAAACCACGCTCGTTGTCCGATTTGGCGATCATCCCGGCCACACGGGCCGAGGCGGGCTGGCTCGTGATGTTGCCGTCGTCGTCCGTCACCTTGACCGCGGGGTCGACCACATAGACCCGCCTGCTGCCGAAATCCCCGGCCCAGGTGATGGCTGCGGCATCGGTGGTGTTCGGCCCGTCGGCGATGATCACGGCCCGCAGCCGCTCGGCAATGCCGAGCAGTTCGGCGACCACCGGGTTGGCGACATTCTCAATGCTGGCCGTGGCCGCGGCCCCTTCCCCGTCGCCGGTGATCACGACCGTGGGGGCGCTGGTGTAGCCGTAGCCGCCGCTGGTGACCGTGATCCCGGTGATGGCACCGTTGGTGATGGTCGCCGTGGCTGCGGCCCCAGATCCCCCGCCGCCGGTGAAACTGACCGTGGCTGTGGTGTAACCGCTGCCTCCGGTACCGACCGAGACAGCGTCCACTCCGGCGGGGCGGTCCCCGGTGAATCCCGGGGCAATCAGGATGCGGGGGGTGTAGCCCAGGACGGAGCCCGATCCCAGGAAGGCCTGGACACCCAGATAGCCGCCAGTGTCGGCATCGATGCCACCGAGGATGTTGGACAGGGTCTCCTGGCTGGTAGCTCCTGCCTCAACCCGGACCACCACGACCACGGCGCCGGCCTGGTCGAAGATGGCGTCGATGGCCGCAGGCAGGGTGCCGTTGCCGTCGCCCACGGTATCGAGCTTGGCGGCATCGAGGCGGGTGCCGGCAATCAGGACCGGAGTGTCCAGCGGAAAAACCGAGGCGTCGGCGTCGGGCGCAGTACCGATCAGGCCGATGACGCTGGAACGGATGGTCTGAATCGGGCGCCGGCCGCTGTCGATGGTCAGCACCTCTACTCCGTGTAAGAAGGTCATATCGTGTCTCCTTTGTCAGTCAACATGCCCGACGTGCTCGCCGTCGGGCGCTCCGGAATCGGTGTAAACCACGGCGTGGGCGTGGATCTCGTCGATGATCCCCTGGGACAGGGCCTCGAGGATGCGGCGGCGGTAGGCCAGGGCCGTGGACGCATCCGAGGTCTGCACCGGTTCGACGTCTCCGATCCGCGCCTCGATGTGATCCGCCATGCTTTCCTTGGTCAGGGCCATCAGAAACTCTCCTTCACGGTCGGCGAAACATGGCCATGGGGGTGACCGGTCAGCATGCACAGGCAATGGCCCTGCACGCTGCCCAGCACCGCCCCTCCGTCCTTTCCGACAATCTCCACGGTGCCCTTGCCTATGATCCGGACCAGTCCTTCGGCCGAGACGGTCAATGTCCCGCTGGCCCGGTCGTACTCGGCAAACGCGCCGTCCAAAAATTCGACGCGGCGCTTGTCTGCAGTGGCCGCCGGCGCCGGATAATCCCCGCGGTAGATGGCGGGAAGCACCACGCCTTGGGTGAGTTCCCCGGCCGGGGCCAGGATCATCACCTGCTCCCCGGCTTCCGGTGCCCACCAGTCCCTGTCCGGTCCAGCCCGGCGGGTGAACCACGGCAGAGGCGCGGTCAGGAGGTCCCCGCTCCGGACTGTGACCCGGGCGGCGCCGGCGTCCAGGGACGCGACCGTGCCCAGGCGCAGCAGGTTGTTCAGGCGGCGCTCCAGTTCGGTGACGCGGTAGGCCAGGTCAGACATCCACCACCTCCACATAATCGTCTTCATGCCCCGATCCGACCTCCGGGTCCAGGCCCACATAGATCTGGGTCGGGGTCACGCCGTCACCGGTCCAGACCGAGGTGCCGAGGCGGATCTCATGGGTCCACTCCACCAGGTAGGCGCAGTACGCGGCCAGCTCGGGTTTGAACTGGTCCGGCTCGACACGGAACTCCCCGGCGCTGCCGGCCTCTCCCCACCGGCCCCGCGTGAACAGGTATTGGGCCACGGCGGCGGCCAGGTCCAGGGCCAGGACACTTTTGACGCCGTCGGGGGACGGCACCTGGTCCAAAATGACGCGAGCCTCGAAGCGGGCCGAGAGAGTCAGTTGCCCGGTGCCGGGGTCGGCCAGGGGCGTGAGATCGGCCAGGTCGACGAGGATGGAGGGCGCCGTGATCTTTTTGCGCAGCTGTGGGTACTCCTCGATGGTCGGCACGGAGGGGAACTGGGCCTTGAGCCCGGCGATCAGAGTTTCGAAATAGTTCTTAAAACAGAACATCAGGCGGCTCTCTCAATCAAAAAGTTGATCTCGTGCTCCAGGCGTTCGGAGAACATCCGCTCCGCCGCGGGCAGATATTTGTCCGCCATGGAGATCTCCTCATCCGACAGGGGAATGGTCATGCGGACGATGGGGAGACGGGACGGGCCAACACGTTTAAACACCTGCTTGAACCCATGCACATTGACGACAAACGCCTTGTCGAAAAAGTGGCGTCGGACCCGGACCCCCTTGGGGTTCGGAACGGGAGTCCCGGCATGAGAGGCCGAGATCGCATTGAGGCCGATCCACAGCACGGCCTGGCCGTCTCCATACCAGGCCCCGTCGTTTTTCCGTGATCCTCTCCGGACGCGGCCACGCAGGGCCTTTTGGGGGACATCCGCCGTGGCGGAAATCTCCCGCGCCAACTGTGTGCGCAGCCATTCCCGTGTGCGGATGGAGGCCCTCCGGACGGCCAACGGCATCTGCTGCGGGAGTGCTCCGAAACGACGCTCCATTTCAGCGGTGTCCAGCCGGATAAAGATCTCCGCGCTCATGGCTCCACCACCCGGATCTCGGTCATTCCCTGCCGGTGCGGGATGATCTCGAACACGCGGTAAACGGTGCCGCCGGTATCTGTCAGGGTGTCCCCTTCACTGAGCCGTTCCCCCTCTTCCGGCAGGCAGAAGAAGCGGGTGTCGGCCATGCCGCCATAGGATTGGCGTGAGTTGCCCAGGCTGGTCTGCTCGACGGTCTCGTCGCATAGCACCTGGATATCAAAGGCGTCCCCGCCGGCCACCGGGATCACGGCCAGGGTTTCGCCGAAGTCGGCCAGGGCCAATCGGGGAACTTCAAGCGGATCAACCGTCATGGTCAGGGGACTCCCTTACGCCGTCTGGCTGTAAAATTCGTTGAGGATGGCCCGGATGCCTACCAGGTATTTCGCAAGTTGGGAGTCACTGGTAATGCCCAGCTTGGCCGCGATAGACGCTTTCGCCGTTTTGACAAAATTATTGACCGTGGTCAGTACAGCCGGCTCGACATTCAGATCCTTGATCGAATCGGACAGATAGCTGTCGAGCTTTTCCAGCGTCACGGAGTCCTTCGCGCTGAGTTTCGCCAACAGAGCCCCGCTCACCACATGGACGGCCTGCTCCTCAGCACTGTCCAACGTCAGGAGCGCGGCTGAAACACCAAGGGAAATCTTCACCTGCTCGGCCTCCGTGACGACGCCATCGCCGATCCCGGTAGCGTCCGTGATTTCAGACATCCATTTGCAACCGGGCAACGCCAACAGCAGGGAACAAAAAAGTACCGCCATCATCCTTTTCATGATTCAGCCTCCATGGCTTGGGTTTTGCGTTCAGGATCGTTCCGTTTCCAGGCCCACCAACCGCAGGACCGGACCCCGGCCCAGACCAGTTGGGGCCGGCCCAGATCGATCTTGACCCACTCGCAGAGCCGCAGGAGCAGTTCGTCCATCTCGGAGCGGGTCATGTCGTCGCTGCAGAGACCGAATTCCCTGCGCGTTTCATCCCAGACTTCGAACCGGGCCGTAGCTTCGCCGACCAGGGGGGCCGGGGCCAGGGAACCATCCTCTTCTTCGATCGTGAAATGGCCTTGGGTTTCGTAGCCGGCATCATGCGGCACCGCCGGACCGTCCATGATCCCGTGGGGTGCCAGGCCCAACAGGGTCCAACACAGGCGCGGGATGGAGGCGCCGTCGAAAACAAATCCGGGGGAGATGATGAGTCGGTGTTTGCGCCCTTTGCGCACAAACCAGTACTCGGCCTGGGAAACGGTTTTCGAGAGGGTCGTTGTCACGGAAACCGTGGCCGGAACCTTGACTCCGAACACGACAATTTTTGATGCCATGGCTTACGCCTCCAGTCTCGTTAACCAGCCGGGGATATACAGAGGGTTCAAGGCCCGGTAATGGACATACGCCTCACCGCGGAGCCCCATCAAAAGGGCGTCCGGGTAGGGACAGGCCCTCAAGACCTCCAAGGTTACCGGGCCAATACTTCCGTCCACACGAAGGACCGTTCCGCCGAGTATCCGGACGATCTTCTGACGCCAGACGGCCTGGCGCCGCGGTGGAACGTCTCCGGCACAGACGACATTGATGGCCCTCTGGAGGAACATGCAGGCCGTTTTCTGGCCGCAGTTCACCCCGAGGTCGAAAACTTTGATGGCCAGCTTCGGGAAGATCCCGGCTACGTGATCGAACCGGGGGGACTCCCAGAAGTCCCGGCGGTAGATCGGAATGGCCCCTTCCCTCGTCAGGTTTTTGATATCCAGCTCCGGATAGCTCCGCTTGCAGAGGCCCCAATTGGTTTCCCCGCCCGGATCGTCGGGATCGAAGACGTACCCCTTTTCCTTATCCAAGGTGAGATTGACGGCAGTCATAAAGGGATCGGTCATAGTGCTTTCCTCCATTACTTGATCAGCCCCTGGTACTCCTTGGGGTCGATCTGCAGGCGTTGGCAGATCAGGACCACCATCCTCCGGATCTCCCGCAGTTCCTGAGCCGCGTCCGCCGTTTCAACCTTGTGTGCCGCGTGGCAGTGATCTCGGTGTTGCCGGCATTGCTCCTCCGTGACGTAGGGCGTGCGCGTAAGCTTGGACCAGACGAAACCGCCCAGCTTACCGGCAAAGGACAGCCCGGCAGCGGTCGAAAGCCCGTAGATGACAGCAATGACAACGGTCCCGTGGTCCATGAGATTCCCCTTCAGTGTGCCTGCGGATTATTGCCCCCGTCATCCTGGGTGGATCGGCTGGCAGGCTCCAGAGTGACCTTGGGGAGTTCGACAACCTTCAGGTCGAGCAGCCGCCTGGCTTCGTTCTCTTCCAGACTGACCTCCGCACCGATGGAGGGATATCCCTTGTTGAGTTTGAGGCTCTTTCTGACGACAACCTTGAGCGTTTTGCTGGCCATGATTTCTCTCCAGGATGGTTATGGGTTAAGGCCGGGCATCAGGCCAGGACCTGGGCGGTCACGAAGGCGTCCGGCTGGTTCAGGGCCATCAGCGGGGCCGACTGCATCATCAGCCAGCGCACGGACGGATCCTTGGTGACCCAGGACTTGGGATAACGCGCGGCAGCTACCAGCCCGGATTCGATGGCTTCGAGGTCCTGGATGGCGGCGTGCAGCTGGGTATTCTGCGCCCTCTTGCTTCCCATGAAGAGCTTCTTGGCGGGTACTGCCGGGCCTTCGGTGCCCGTGGTGTCGTCCTCGAACCATTCCAAATAAGCCCAGATATCCACGGCCAGACCCGGAAGGTTCACCGTGCCTACATAGCTCACGCCGTTGGGGAAGTTCTCGGGCTTGATCTGGCCGATCTCCATTTTCCGCACGTCGAGCAAGTCCTTGACCTTGGCGTGCGTCATGAAGGTGTCGACCACATCGGATCCCATGACCACATCGGTGGCCATGAGGCCACTGTCCCGCAGGATCAGGGCGCCCCAGGTCCGCAGATCTGCAAGGGGATCGCTGTTACCGTCGGACCACAGGCCGGTGCCGCTCAGGGTGATCTGGTGGGTGGCCTCCATCTGGAAATCGATTTCCATGACCTGGTCCTCGGTATCCCCCTTGATGATCATGGTCACCACTCCGTTGTTCAGGGCCTGGGCCGCCAGCCATTCCTCGCGGCGGGTGCACATGTCATAGAGTTCGGCCAGGTCCTCGGCAAGTTTCTGTTCGGCCCTCGCCTGGGGGGTCAGTGTGCCCGCATAAAGCACTTCCCCGGGCCGGCGGTTCATCAGCTGCTCGGCCGTGGTCGCGATTTTGGGCTTGAGATAGCCGGGCGAAAGGGTCTTGGTGGTGAAACCACGGTTCTCGACAGGACGGCCTTCGGCGAGGGGTGAGACAAAGGGTGCCAGGCGGCGTTTCCCCTTGACAATGTCGACATCCACCGTCTTGGTGTCGCACTGCCGGGAAAGGGGGAAGAACAAATCGCGCAGGAAGGTTCCGGGGCGTTTCATCTGGCTGACCGCGTCCAGCATGGTGCGGGCGTTGAAGATGTCGATCATGGTTCATGCTCCTTCCGTGGTGTCCCGCCCTCAGGCGGAAATGCTTTTTTTGAGGTAGATGTTCAGAGCCCGTAAGGCCACGCGGTGGCTGTCCGCCGAGTCGGTGCCCCCGAACGTCAGGGATGCTTCGTTGAACGCTCCGGACAGATAGACCTGGGCGTTCACGTCGGTGCCGCTGGTGTCGGCCTCTTCGGCCAGGATGCACACGGGCGATTTCACGGAGTTGGTTCCTGATGCCGAGTTCACCGTGACCAGTTTGTTGGCGTGGGCGCTGTCCTCGGCCAGCACGGTCCCCCGTTTCAGGGTCCCCTGGCCGGTCAGAAGGGTACGGATATCGGTGACAACGGGATAATCCCCCGCCATCAGGTTATCGGGTGTGTAGATCTGGGTTTCCATGGTGCTTCCCTCCTAAAAGAATTGGTGGTCAGGCTCCGACACTGCCAAAACGGGCCATGCGGTCGGCGGCGGCCTGGGTTTCGTCATCCCCGGACGTTTTCAAGCGGGCCGGCCCGACCCCCTGCGGGGCCGCGCTGGTGATGGCCTCCAGCATCTTCTGCTGGGTGGACTGGACGGTCCCTTGGAGGGACAGACCCAATTCCCCGGCCTGCTTGGCGGTCAGGTTGGTATTGACCACGGCGGCGAACCTGCCCCCCATGTCGGCGCCCAGAACCGTCTGGGCCAGTTCCAGGATGCGGGTCCGCTCGGTGCTGACGGCCATGGCCGTGTTCTTGTCAGCCTCGCTCACGGCGATGACCTCCACGACTTCTTCTCCGGCGGCGTTTTGAGGGGCGACGGCGGATGCTTCTTTTTTCGGTTCGTTCAGTTCCATTTCTCTCAACTCCTTGGGTTGCGCCCCGGCCCCGGCCTGGGCGGTCATTGAAACGGTTTCCCGCCGGGGGGCATCGGCGACGGCGGTCACAGCGTCCCGCACCTCGTCCACCAGCCCCGCCTCCACGGCGGCCTGGCCTTCGAAGATCCCGGCCTCCGTGTCCCGGACCGCCTGGGTCGCCAGGTCACGATTGCGGGCCACAGTCTCCACAAACAGGTCATAGGTGCTGTCGATCATGGCCTGGCAGGCAGCCCGGGCCTCCTTGCTCAAGGGCTGATGCGGGGAAAAATCGGCTTTCCGGGCGCCGGCGTAGAGGTGGGTGACGGTGATGCCGGCGCTGTCCTCGGCCCGGGAAAAGTCCGCGTGGCTGACGATGACGCCGATGGATCCGGCCTGTCCCGTCCGGGGGATAACGATCCGGCCGCAGGAACTGGCTAGGAGGTAGCCGGCCGAAAAGGCCGACTCGTTGACCACGGCGGTGATGGGCTTGATCCCGCGGCTGCGGTAGATGTGGTCGGCCAGGTCGAAGGCGCCGCTCACTTCGCCACCGGGGGTGTCGAACTCCATGACAATGCCCGTGACCTCTGCATCGGCCAGGGCCTGGTCAAAGGCCTGGCGGATCTCCGCGTAGGTCGTCGGCCCCCCGCTCGGAAATTCCGAGGCCAGCCGGCGGTGCAGCAGAGGGCCGTAGATTCCGATGAGGCCGAGGCCGGGTTGGGCCGACTCCGCTCCGGCAGGCCGTTCAGCCGGAACGCTTTCCATCATCTGGAGAGCGATTCCCTCTGGGAGTCCGTACAGGCTGATCCCGGCGTGGCGGCTGAAGAGGTGCTCGATGATGTTGAGCTTGCCCTCGTGGATCATCAGCGGCCGGTTAAACAGACGGCTGGCGATGTTCAGGTCTCTCATGCCTCATCGGCCTCCTTTTCGGTTTTGTTCCTGTCTGCGGGGGCTGTCTTCTTGGACATAGAGACGTCCGGATTCAGCCCCAGGCGGACCGCGAACCCGCGTTCCCTGGCCCGCTGCTTGAGCTGGGCCTCCCAGTCCTTGTTCCGTTTGGCGGCGATGTCGGCCAAGGTCGTGACCCCGGCGTTGAGGGCCAGAAGATCGGCGGTCATCTCCTTGACCGGGTCGACGTTGGTGCGTTCCGGACCGACCCAGGAAGCCGCGCAGTACTCGGCTGTAGCATCATAGAAATCGGGCGCCCCCGCGGGCAGCTGGATGTGCCCGGCCAGGACCGCCTCCTCGAAGAACATCTCCCACACCACCTGGCAGAAATGGTTGATGAGCCAGTCCTGGTAGAGTTCAAACACCCTCCAGGCCTCCTGCAGGGCGGCCCGGGCCGAAGAGTAGTTGGTCTTGCTGAAGTCCTTGCTGATGATCTCGTAGGGCATGCCCGTGGCGGCCCCGATGGCCCGCAGCACGGTCTCGATGAAGACCCCGAAGGAGTCGCCCGGCCGGTCGGACTTGAGGATGTGCGGCTTCTCGCCGCTGTTGCCGTACAGGATCTGACCCGGGGGAATCTCGCGGTAATTGGTGACCGTGCCGTTGCCGTGCCGCTGCTGGCGCACGCCGGGCATCCCGGCGACGTCGTAGGGATCGGCCTTTTCGATCCAGACCGGGAAACTGGCCGCGATGATGGCGCCAACCAGCTCGTAGTCGAGGTAGTCGGCGAAGCTGCGGAAGAACGCCATAGCCGGGGCCAGCACCGTGACTCCCCGCACCTGTTCGGGATATTTTTTGTAGAACCCGTGGAGGACCGCCGGCCGGTGGCCGCGGCGGGGCGGAACCTCCAGGAAACTGGTGGACAGCATGGTGGTGAGAACCTGGCCGTCCGGCGGATCCGCGATGAAGTAACCGACAGGCTGGCCCAGGTCGCCCAGGCGCACGCCGTCGCGCACGTCCGGAGAGCCCATCAGGTCGCAGGGGGTGCGCATCCGCACCGGATCCACGGCCTGTAGGGCCAGGCGGTAGCGGCGGGAGGGCTCGTCGATCATCAGGGGCAGGTTGAGGTACTCCCCGTTGACCAGGGTGGACCACAGGTTCTGGAACTGGATGCCGTAGAAGTCGCTGACCTCCTGGGCGTCGGAGCGCCGGTTCCAGAGTTCGAATTCCCATTCGGCCTGTTCCGCGATGTCCGCGGCCTGGGTCTCGGTGATGCCGAGGCGTTTGTAATTGGGCTTGCTCTGCGGCCACAGCCCCGGTCCCACGGCGTTGACGTCGATGGCCTCGATGAGACTGCAGGCATGAGGATCGTTGGCCACCAGGTCGTTGGCCCGGTCGGAGAGGTTCTCGCGCTGGCGGCCCTCCTCGCGGTAGTTCACGCGCTGGGGCGTCCAGTCGGCCATGCTGCCGGTGTAGGTGCCGCCCGTGCGCGAGATGGCCGGAGCCCGTCCGCCGGGTACCGCGTTCCGGATCATGCGGCTCTGGGCACGCCGGCTGCGGGCAACGCGCGGATCAACCACGGAGAACCCTCCCCTGGATAGATTGAGGACCTCCTCCGGTCTCCAGCTCGATGCGTTGGCCATGGTACTACAGGAGGGACG